CCGAAGAGGCGAAGCTGCTGTACTGGACCGCCATTCGTGGCGATCAGTAAGGGGAGGGCAAAGTCATGACCCTTTCCAACAGCGACATCAACAAGCACATCGGGCGGGCCGGCAACGGCTCGCTCTCTGATCTGCGCAAGGCCATGAAAGCGATGGCCGACGGCGACGACGTCTATGTCGGCGGTACGCAGATCACGGCGACCGGCGCGGAGATCAACCGCGTTGCCGACGCGTCGGCGCGTATCGTCACGACCACGGCGACGGCTCTGTCGCTCACCGTGACGGAGCACGCCGAGCGGATCGTGCTTGTCAACACCAACTCGACGGTGGCGAACACCTTCACCCTGCCGGCTGCTGCCGGGACCGGGGCGATGTTTACCGTCGTCAACGGGTTGGTGCAGACGCAGGGTTCGATTGTCGTGGCTGCCAATGGCACCGACGTCATCAAGGGCAAGGCAGTCGCTCTCGACTCGACCGCGGCGGCCGATGCTATGGTGTTCGTGACTTCGGCAACGTCGGACAAGGTGACGTTCAATCTCACCACGACCGGCGGTCTCGGCTACGACACCGTCGTTGCCTACGACATCGCGGCCAACACTTGGCTGGTTGACGTCGTGTTCAACGGCTCCGGCAGTCTTCAGACGCCGTTCGCCGCCACCTGATGCGAAGCCTCCTGTTGGGGTGCGGCAACGACCGCCGCAAGAAGATCGCCGTCCCCAGCCGTCTGGACTGGACCGGCGACCTGACGACCCTCGACATGAACCCGAACTGCGGTGCGGACGTCGTGCACGATCTCGACGCCCGCCCGCTTCCCTTCCCCGACGAGACGTTCGATGAACTCGGTGCTTATGACGTGCTGGAGCACATCGGACGGCAGGGCGACTGGCGCGGCTTCTTCGACGAGTTCGCCGAGTACTGGCGTATCATGAAGCCGAGCGCCATCTTCGGCATCCTCGTCCCGGTCGGCCGCGATGCCCTGGCTGACATTGGCCACACGCGGTTCTTCTCACAGAGCTATTTCCGGTTCCTTGACCAATCCTGGTACGCCGCCGAGCTTTCTGCCGGCCGCGCCGTGACTGACTACCGCTGGTATTGGAAGCGCGATTTCGAGACGGTCGAGATGGCGCTTGTCGAGGATCACCATCTGGCCGTCATCTTGAGGAAACGATGAGAGAAATCAAGCGGTTATCGCTTGGCGACGTATCCGTTACCATTGGAATGCCTGTCGACAACGGCATTCCGCCGCGGACCGTAATGGCGCTGGCGCAGACCGTGCACCGGTGCGCGAAGATGGACATCCGCTGCGATATCGCCATGGAAGTCTCCGGCGTGATCCAGATCGGCCGCGACAACGTGCTCGACGACTTCCTGCGCGGCGATACTGACAAGCTCTTCTGGATCGATTCCGACATGGTCTGGAACCCGGACGACTTCATCCGGCTCCTGGCGTTGTCGACGCAGGTCGACGTGGTCGGTGCGGCCTATCCTGCCAAGGTCGAAGGGCCGACCACGTTCTATGCCAATTTCGATGTAACCGGTCGCCGTGGCGACTACGGCCTGATGGAAGTCAAGGGTCTTGGCCTCGGCTTCACGGTCGTCAGTCGTGCAGTAGCTGAAAAGCTCGCAGCGGATGCGCCGAAGGTAGCGGACCAGATCAGCGGTCGTTCTGTCGCTTCCGTGTTCCGCGTGGATGTGGTCGACGGGCGGCGGCGCACCGAAGACATGGCGTTCTTCGCCGACATCCGCGCCGCCGGTTACCCGGTGTGGATCGATCCGCATATCAGCCTCGGTCACATCGGCGAGCGCGAATGGCGCGGGCGCATCCTCGACGCCTTCGCGATCGATCAGGCCGCCTGACTCATCCCTCACAACGGAGACCCTCTCTCATGAAAATTGCCATCAGCGAAGCTACTGCGACACAGCTCGCATCGTTCGCGACGATCAATCTCGGCCTCGAAGTCAACCATCGCATGGGTATCGACAAGATTCGCGCGATCATGGCGCAGGCCGGGTTCTCCGGCTCCGAGATCGATGTTGAAGAACCGGCGCCGTCGCCCGCTGTCGCAACCGTCGATGCCAATGGCAAAAAACGCAAGATGTTCCGCATCCTCATTCCGAAGCAGAACGAGCCGGGCGGAACCGAGCCCGTCGTGGTCGGCGTCAACGGGAAAGTGGCGCGCATCCAGAGGGGCGTCGAAGTCGACGTGCCGGAAGAATACGTCCACGCGCTCCAGAACGCCAACAAGGTCGTTTACGACAAGGGGCCGAATGGCGAGCCTATCAATCCGACGCTCGTCCCGACGCATCCGTTCTCGATCCTGCGCTCCGCGGCCTGATCCGTCATGGCAACGTTCCTCCAGCTTTGCCAGTACGTGGCGGCGGACTCCGGCACGATTTCCGGCGAAAGTCAGCCGTCGACCGTGGTCGGCCAGACCGGACGGCTCGGCAAGATCGTGCGCTGGACGAACGAAGCCTGGCGCTCGATCCAGAATGCGCACGGCGAATGGCGGTGGATGCGCTCGGATTTCTCCGGGCCGACCGTCTCGGGAACGCGATCCTATGCCGGGTCGGACTGGAGCCTGACCCGCCATGCCGAATGGGTCCATGATCACACCGGCAACGAAAACCGGTTCTCGATATACCTGACGGCAACCGGCGTTTCGGACGAGGGGCCGCTGGCATTCCGCGACTACGACTGGTTCTACGCGAACTGCATGCGCGGTACGCAGACCAACGGCCGGCCGGTCTATTTCAGCGTCACGCCGGACAACAAGCTTGCGCTGCACCCGATTCCCGACGCGGTTTATACGGTTCGCGGTCCTTACAGAAAGACACCGCAGGATCTGACAGCGAACTCGGACGAACCGGAAATGCCGGCCCGCTTCCACGACCTGATCCGCGACGTCGCGCTGATGGCGCTCGGCACCTATGACGAGGCAATCCAGCAAATCCCGCTCTGGCGTATGCAGAAGATCGAGCGGTTCAACCATCTGGAGCGCGACCAGTTGCCGCGCGTCAATATCCCGGGCGGCGAGGCCTTCGCCTGATGCCACAGCAAACCGCCACCTTTCTGCTGCGCGGCGGGTTGAACCTGGTCACGCCGGCCGTCGCCATCGCGCCGGGGCAGTGCACCGCGGCTATGAACTACGAACCCGACACGATGGGCTATCGCCGCATCGGCGGTTACGAGCGCTACGACGGTCAGCCTGCGCCATCGGACGGGGCGGACGCCTCCGCGGCATCCTCGCGCCGGTCCGCGATCACGGCGGTGCCCGGCTCCGGCATGGTCCGCGGCGTGCATGTCTACGATGGCGCGGTGTGGGCGTTCCGCGACAGCGTGACTAATGTCGGCAAGTTGTTCAAGGCGACCGATGGCGGATGGGTGGAGCAGACCTTCGGCCACATCGTCTACTTCAACACCGGAACGGCCGAGTTTCTGGAGGGCGAGGTTCTACTCGGCGGCACGTCGACGGCGACGGCAACGATAGACCGCGTCGTGCTGCGCAGCGGGACATGGGGCGGCGGAACGGCAGAGGGCTACCTCGTTATCTCGGAAATCGTCGGCACGTTCGGTGCGGAGGTCGCCACATCGACGTCCGGAAGCGCGACGATAGCGGGATCGACTGCGATTGAGATCGCCGCGGGCGGTCGCTACGACATCATCACCCACAATTTCTACGGCGCGGCATATCGCCCGCGAATGTATGCGGCGAACGGCGTCGGCGCGGCGATGGAATGGGATGGCGAAGTCCTCGCCCCGATCCTGACGGGCAATGCCGCAGGCCCGCTCGACGAGATTTCCTACCTGCTGGCCGCCAACGGCGATTTCATTCTGGCCGCCGACGGCGATTCCATCATCCTGGTCGGCGACAACGATACGCCGACGCATATCGGGCAGTACCGCAATCACCTCTTCCTCGGCTTCGACGCCGGATCGATCATCAACTCGGGCATCGGCGAGCCGCTCGACTACCGCGCCACGGCGGGAGCGGCGGAGACCGCGTTCGGCGGCCGGGTGACCGGGTTCCTGACCGCAGCGGCTACCGCGCTGGCGGTCTTCGGTGACACTCGGATCGAGTACATCACTGGCAACGATTCGAGCGACTTCGTCATGTCGCCGATCTCGGACAGGTCAGGCGCGAAGGAATGGTCGATGCAGATGGGCGGCGAGCAGCCGATCATGCTCGACGATGCCGGGCTGCGCCGTCTGTCGACCACGTCGGCCTTCGGCGACTGGCGGGTCGGAACGCTTTCGCAGTCCGTGGAGCCGTTCTTCAAGGCCAAGCGCGCCGCCGGAGCGCAGGTGGTGGCGAGCATCGTCAAGCGTTCGCGGGACCAGTACTGGATTTTCTGGGACGATGCGACAGGGCTTGTCGTCTACCTCGGTCGAAAGCAGCCCGAGGTCATGACCTTTCTGCTCCCGGCGACGGTCTCGTGCGCCTGCGTCGGCGAACTGACGGAAGGGGCCGGCGAGCGCTACTTCATCGGCTGCACCGACGGCTACGTCTACGAACTGGACAAGGGGTCGTCCTTCGACGGCGCCGAGGTACAGGCCTACATGCGCCTCGCATGGAACGCAGCCGGGGCGCCTGCGCAGCACAAGCGCTTTCACAAGGCCTCGTTCGAGATCGATGCGCCAGATGCGTGCGAGATCGGCGTGGCGTTTCACCTTGACAACGCCATCGCCGCGAACAGCGGAACGCGGGTCGATACCAGTGTCGCCCAGGGCAGTCAGAGCCTGATCTCGTTCGGCGACTACGATGCCATCACATGGTCGACGCCGACCGAGGGTCTGCTCGATCTTCATGTCGACGGGATCGGCCGAAACATCGGCTTCACCGTCGTTTCCGAGCACACGGACGAGGAGCCGCACACGCTGTCGGCGCTCACCGTGAACTTCTCGCCGCGACGCGCGCTTCGATAGGACGCCACCATGGCCAACCAGTATATCAACGCGATCACCGCGACGTGGAACAGCGGCATTACCACGTTCGACGGCATCAAGCTAACAGTGACGGATTCTGCGTCGGCGGCGGATTCGCGGCTGCTCGCCATGGTGGTCGGATCGGCCAACAAGCTGGTGTTGGACAAGTCCGGCAACCTCACCATCACGAGCAACGATGCCGGGGCGAGCGC